TATGTATGAAGTTGCGCAAGACGCAAGGGATAAGGCTCAATCTGTACTTGAAGACCGTAATGATAAATTTATCAAGGCGCAAAAAAACCATGATGAACGAGTATTAGATATAGGCAAAGATTTTGCTAAGCGTTCTACTGATCTGAAAAAACAGTTAGATGACAAACTTGCTGATCTGCAAGCAAACTCAGCAAAAAGATCGGCTGACTTAACTAAGACTGCATCTGATAAGCAATTATCAATTATTCAAGAATCAGTAAACCGTTTGCGTAATGCTTTTGCATCTTCTACTGCTTTTAGTATTGCTGATGTTTTTGGTGGCGGTAAAAATGCCGCTCAAGGAATAGCAACTTTAAAGAAGAATTTAGAAGCGGCTAGAAAATTACAAGAAAATGCGGCGGCTCTTGCTGGTTTGGGATACAGCCAAACCTTTATTGAAGAAGTAGTAAAGCAAGGGCCTAAAGCAGGTAATGAAATTGCCCAGGCTCTTAAAGATGCCTCTCCTGAAGCAACAAAAGAATTACAAGATCTTTATGGGCAGGTTGTAAGCGTTAGCAATAACGGACTAAATGATTTGGCTAAGTCCATGAACGCAGGCGGCAAACTTGCTACTCAAGAATTGATGGACGCATATACCCAGGTAGCCGTAGATCTCAAGGTGTCTTTGGCTGAAGTAGATGCTGAATTAAAGGCAAGCATGGCAGATGCCAACAAAGCCTATGAGGAAGCCATAGCGGAGGCTAAAATTGCCCGTGATGAGGCACTGGCAGATGCCGCTAAAACCCTTCAGGAAGCGCTCCTAGAGGCTCAAAAGGACTATGAAAAAGCCATTGATGACATAAACAAATCAACTATGAAGAAATTAGAAGATCTCAAAACTAAGTTGGCTGAAGTTGCCGCTTCAATGAGGGCTTTAGGTGCGGCTCAAGCGGCTTCTAGTGCATTGGCAAGCGCTCCTACTACTACTCCAATACAAACAAAATTAGATACATTACAAACTTTAAGTGACAAGATTGCAAAGAAAACTGGAACTGCCCCTATTAACATTACACAAACATTTAATTCTAAAATGAACCCAGGAGATGTAGCCAGGGAAGCGGCTAGTGCAATTAAATTTGGCGAAGTAGTAAAGGTAAGTAGATGACAACTTTAACGCAGGTTTATTCCTTTGCATTTAACAATCAGGTTTTTGGTGGAGCAGGATCTCCTTATCAAATCCTTAGCGTTGATGGGCTTGAGTCTTTGCCTACTATCCGTAATCAAGATGACAACCGTGGATACCATGACGGTATGTTTACAGGGCGCGATTTCTTGAACGGGCGCGTAATTTCTATTATTTTTAACACTTTTGCCGATAGCAATGGATCTGCTCAAACCAACTACAACACTATTCAGCGTACCCTTTTGCCTCAAACATCAGGCACTACACCTTTGTATTTTAAGTTTCCTAACAGCCCTACATCTGAGCAATTTGTAGATGCTCGCGTACGCAGTTTACGCACAACCGTAGATCCCAACTACACCTATGGATACATTACATCTCAAGTTGATTTCTTTTGCCCTGATCCTAATTACTACGATAACAATTTACAGACATCTGTTATGCAGATCAGCGCGGCTTTAGGGCGTACCTATAACAAGACATTTAATTACACCTATGGCGGTGGCTCTGCAACAGTAACTACAACTATTAGCAACATAGGTTGGGCTACTACCTATCCAATTATTAGAATTAACGGGCCAATTACTAACCCTGTTGTTGGCAATTCAACAAGCGGAGATACTCTTTATTTCTCAGGAACATATAGCGCGTTAGATCTTCTTGAAATTGATTTGTATAACCAATTGATTACACTCAATGGAAATCCTGCTCGTAATCTATTGATTTCAGGAACATGGTTTGATGCCCCACCAGGTAACTCAAACTTTTTCTTTACAGGGACAGCCACTCTCGCAGGAACTACGCAGGCTACCGTTTCTTGGTATTCTGCATACATTTAGGAGAATAAATGACGCTTAATACACCGCCATCATGGTTACAGGCAGGCTCATACCCTGCCCAATATGACCGCATCATTCAACAAGCGCTATATGCTACAACGGGCATTATTGGTTCATCTTCATTAGCCGTTAGCGCAAACAGCCCTGCGGGTATGTCGGTGCGTGTTGCAAGCGGTTGGGCCGCAGTTGTTGGAACTACAACAACAGATATGGGTGTTTACACATTTTACAATGATGCGCTTACTACATTAACAATTACAACGGCAGATCCAACTAATCCACGGATTGACCTTGTATGCGCAACAGTAAGAGATGCTTTCTATTCAGGTGCTTTTAATGATGTTATTTTTCAAGTCATTGCAGGAACTCCTGCGGGATCTCCTGTTGCACCTGCTTTACCTGCCAACTCAATCTCTCTTGCAACTGTTGCGGTAGGCGCGGCTGTAACTCAGATCAACTCAGGCAACATTACAAACACCCGCGTAGCAACAACAACCAACCTCAATGTTGGTACAATTCAATCCGATCCAACCTCAACCGTATTCATGCTGATGGGAGCATAAACAATGCCAACAAATTACAAAGTATTAGGACAATCAAACCCTACTGCTACAACTCTTACAACTCTTTACACTGTACCTTCTGCAACTGAGGCTGTTATTTCAAGCATTGTTGTAGCCAACTTAGCGGCAACAACAGCAACATTTAGAATTGCTGTACGCCCTGACGGTGCATCAATTACTAACTCTCAGTATGTCGGTTATGACATTACTGTTGGTGCATCTGATTCAACAGTTCTTACTCTAGGTATTACAATGAACGCGGCAGATGTTCTTTCTGTTTACGCTTCCACTTCAACTGTTACATTCTCAGCGTTTGGTAGCGAGATCTCCTAAAACCTATGGCAATTAAATCCGTCAAAAATGGCACCCGTAGCATTTCTATGCTTGTGGGTAATGCGTTCTACAACCCTGTTCCACCAACCGTTGAATACTTAGTTATTGCTGGCGGTGGTAGTGGTGGAACAATTGCAGGAAATGTTGGAGCAGGTGGCGGTGGTGCAGGTGGATACAGAACAGCATCAGGATTTGCTGTTACTTCAGGAACGCCAATAACAGTAACAGTTGGAGCGGGAGCGGCTGGAGTAACTTACAACCCTGGCGTAGATAATGATGTAAGTGGGTTACAAGGTTCTAATTCAGTTTTTTCTACTATAACTTCTATAGGCGGAGGTGGTGGTGGTGCTAATTCTACAGGTGGCACTGGCGGTTCAGGTGGTGGTGGTAATAGCGGAACAGGGTCAGCAGGTTTAGGAACAGCAGGACAAGGCAATAATGGTGGTGCAGTTACATCAGGTAATGCCGCAGGTGGCGGCGGTGGTGGTGCTGGAGCAGTAGGAACAAACGGCAACAGTTCAACGGACACTGGTGGAAATGGTGGTGCTGGTTTAGCATCTTCAATTACAGGAACTTCCGTAACTAGAGCAGGTGGCGGTGGTGGTGGTGCTTATTATGGAACTGCGGGTGCAGGTGGAACAGGTGGTGGTGGAGTAGGCTATTCAGTTGCAACACCAACTGAAAGAAAACCAACCGCAGGAACAGTAAATACTGGAAGTGGTGGTGGAGGTATGGGTGGAAACTCTAACACTTCTTCAGGAGCAGGCGGTTCGGGGTTTGTAGCCATTCGTTATTCTGATGCTTATGTATTAGCGGCATCAACAACAGGTTCGCCAACAATTACAACATCAGGTGGATACAGAATTTATGAATGGACAGGAAGCGGGAGTATAACTTTCTAATGAGTATCTCTAGCGTAAAAACAGGTTTGATTGTTGATGAATTTTTAGCGGGTAATGCGGCATACATTCCACAAGTATCATCTGTTGAATATCTTGTTGTTGCAGGGGGTGCTGGCGGTGGTGCTGGCACGAACAATTTTAACATTTGGGTTGGTGGCGGTGGCGGTGGTGCTGGCGGTTATAGAACTGCTAGTGGTTTATCAGTAACTCCAGGTTCTCCTATAACTGTAACTGTTGGTGCAGGCGGTGCTGGCGTAAATGATGATCAAGGCGCTAATGGAAGCAACTCTGTTTTTGGTGCAATTACTTCTACGGGTGGAGGTTTTGGCGGCGGAAATAACATAACAACTGGCAATACTGGTGGTTCAGGTGGTGGTGGACAAGGCAGAGCAGGTAGCGGTGTAGAACAAGGTGCGGCTGGCGGATCTGCTACTAGCGGACAAGGCAATACTGGTGGAACTGGATCTTTTACAACTGATAGCGCCGCAAGCGGCGGTGGTGGTGGTGGTGCTGGATCGGTTGGAAATAATGGAAGCGGTGGCACAGGTGGAAACGGTGGTTCAGGATTAAGTTCTAGTATTTCAGGTTCATCTGTAACTTACGCTGGTGGCGGTGGCGGTGGTGCAAGTAGTACCGCTGGAACAGGTCAAGCAGGTGGTGGAAATGGCAGTAATTCCGTTGGAGTAAATGGTTCAAACGCAACCGCCAATACTGGTTCAGGCGGTGGTGGTTCAGGTAGGCCAACTCACGGTAGTTTTACTTCAGCAAGAGGCGGTAATGGTGGTTCAGGTGTTGTAATTATTCGTTATGACAGTTCATTGCCTGCGGCAACATCAACAACAGGTAGCCCAACTGTTACAACATCAGGTGGATTTAGAATTTATCAATGGACAGGATCAGGTAGTATTACCTTCTAAGGAGAAATAAACAATGGCGCACTTTGCACAACTAGATGAAAACAACACGGTACTCCAGGTAATTGTTGTTGCTAATGAAGAACTACTTTTAGATGGCGTTGAGAACGAGACTAAAGGTATTTTGTTTTGCAAATCTTTATTTGGTGAAGATACTAAGTGGGTTCAAACTTCTTACAACGGCAACATACGCAAAAATTATGCTGGCATTGGTTACACATATGATCCAATTGCAGATCACTTTTTTGCTCCATCACCTTTTGCATCATGGGTATTAAATGCTGATGCTCAATGGGAAGCACCTGTTGCTAAGCCAACTGACGGCAAAAAATACACATGGAATGAAGATACTCAGGAGTGGGATCTAGTAACAACTGAAGGTGCATAATGGCTTGCATTAGCGTTAAAAATAAAATTATCAGCCGCAGTATGCTTGTAGGTAATGCGTTCTACAACCCTGTTCCACCTACTGTAACGCTTTTGCAAATTGCAGGTGGTGCTGGCGGTGCTGGTGGTTGCTCAAGTGGAGGTTCAGGCGGTGGCGGCGGCGGTGCTGGTGGATATATTTCAACAACTGCATCTATAACCCCAGGAACTACTTACACAATTACAGTTGGCGCGGGTGGCCCAGGTAGAGCAAGAGATACCTGTGGTGGTGGTGCTGGAAGCAATAGTTCTGCTTTTGGTGTTACGGCATCTGTTGGTGGTGGTGGTGGTGGTATTGGTAGTCCTGGTGCTGGTGGCGGTTCAGGTGGCGGTGGTGGCGGTAGAGGCAGTGCGGGTATTAGATGTGGTGGAAGTGGAACCGCAGGACAAGGTTTTGCTGGTGGTTCAGGTGGCAGGGCTGGTGGCGCTGGTGGCGCTGGTGGCGGTGGCGGTGCTGGAACCGTTGGCGCAAGTAGTTCAAGAGCATGCAATTCTTATGGTTACAACGGAGGTAGCGGTTTAGCATCTTCAATTACAGGAACATCTGTAACACGCGCTGGTGGAGGTGGAGGTGGTTCTAACTGTGGTGATCTTGGTGGATTAGCAGGTTCAGGCGGAGGCGGTGTAGGTGGTAGAGGTAATCCCAATAACACTAACGGAACCGCAGGAACAGCAAACACAGGTTCAGGTGGTGGCGGTGGAGGAGGTAGAGGTTGCAACGGTTCTTCCGCTGGTGGTAACGGTGGATCAGGTGTAGTAATTATTAGTTATTCAGATGCTTATTCTGCGGCTTCATCAACTACTGGTTCACCTACAATAACCACATCAGGCGGAAATAGAATTTATCAATGGACAGCATCAGGCAGTGTTACTTTTTAATTAAGTCGGTTGTTGGATATTGTCTTATTTAATAGTAGGGTGTCCACAACACAATAGGGGGCGCTATGAAAAAAATTATATTTACCGATACTCACAATCCTGATGGGGTATTAAAAAAACCTCAACCTGCTTCAGATTACATACCTGAATGGTATAAAAAAGCCATTCCGTATGTATCTCCTGACGGTAAAAAAGCACCAACTTTAGATGGAACACCTACGGCAACTATAAAAAGATGCATGCCTGTATTTGACATGATGACCGCTGGATACATTATGGAAACTCCATATGATATTTATGTAAGACAAACTGAAACAGGGCCGTATTTTCAATGGGTTGAACAACCTGCCGTGGCGTTTCAGGCTATGGCGCAATTTCAAAATCACCCTTATTCAAGAGACATAAATTACGCAGTGCGGATTGAAATTCCCTGGAGCATCAAAACTCCTAAAGGTTGGTCAATTATGGTGATGGAACCTCAACACCGTGAACCAGGGCCAATAGAATGTTCTAGCGGAATTGTAGATACAGATGATTTTTCAATACCTTTTAATATGTTTCTTAAATTACGCGATTCTAAATTTGAAGGAATGATCCCTGCGGGTACACCATTTTTACAAATTATTCCTTTCAAGCGTGAGGCGTGGGTATCTGAATTAGGTGGCAAAAAAGAAAGAGAAAAATATCAATCTGATTGGCGTAAGTTTCTTACGGTATTCTTTGACCGTTACAAGAAATTTTGGTGGGTGAGAAAAGAGTATAAATAATGGCAACTACCTATCGCTATTTATTTGTAGATTTATTAAGCAATACCATTATTGGCGAATTGCCTCTAACTGATGTTTCTTTTACTCAGCAACTAAATCAACCTGGAGTATTTCAAGGTCATTTACTTTTGTCGGGCGTAAACGCTAATAAATACAATGTAAGCGCATCTACTATTCCCGCTAATTGTGGGCTGTATGTAGATCGTGATGGCATATTGGTATGGGGTGGGGTCATTTGGGGCCGCACATATAACAGCAATTCACAGACGCTTACCTTTAGCGCTCAGGAATGGATCTCGTATTTTGACCATAGGCGGGTCACGCAAGATGTTGATTTTGTAAACATTGATCAATTAGTAATTGCTAAAACTCTTATAGAAGATGCACAAACTGCAACCTATGGTGACATAGGAGTTGGCTATAACAGTGCAGGGCAGACAACATCAGGGGTATTGGTAAGCCGAACTTACTATAACTATGAATATAAAAATGTATTTCAAGCAATTCAAGATCTTAGCCGTCAAGCAGATGGTTTTGATTTTTCAATTGATGTTGAGTATGACGCTATTACAGATCTGCCTGTTAAAAACTTTAACACTTATTTTCCGCGTAGTGGTTTGGTTTATTCATACGGTGATCCAAATGTTCCTGTATTTACATTTCCCGCAGGCAACATGGTTGAATATGAGTACCCTGAAGATGGTTCAGTTGTAGCCAACACGGTTTATGCACTAGGCGCTGGATCTAATGAAGGCAAGCAATTGGCAACAGGACAAGACACTACATTATTGCTAGATGGTTGGGCTTTGTTAGAAACAACCGCTAATTATTCAGACATTACAGATCAAACGGTTTTGCAAGAATTGGCAACAGCCCAGGCTCGCGCAACTTCTTATCCTCCTACGGTACTTAAAGTTGTAGTGCCTGCCTATGTAGATCCTGTTTTTGGAACCTACCAATTGGGAGATGATGCTCGTATTATTATTACGGATAGCCGTTTCCCAAATACGCTAGATGAGATTTATCGCATTGTGGGCTTAACCGTTGAGCCAGGTGAAGATGGGCCTGAGCGCGTAACCTTAACTCTTGCACAAGGAGCGTGAGATATAAATGGCATACATTAACCAACCAATTGATTTACAAAGAATCTTTAAAGATCTTGATAACCGATTAAATAAATTAGAAACTGCGGTGCGTTTTACATTTCCTAATGTAACTGTTGATCCAACTTACTACCGTATTGGTGATGCATGGTTAAACATTACAGACAATGAGGCAAAGATAGTAGATAGCACTGGAACTGTTCGCGTCATAAATTGGACATAAGCGTTATACTTTTTTTATGAGCGCACTAGATTGGGCGGCATTAGCCGTCAGTATTATTACTATTTTAGGTGGTTTTGTAGCCGCAATAAGATGGCTTGTAAAACACTATCTTGCTGAACTTAAACCCAATGGTGGAACCAGTTTGCGTGACGAGCAAAATAGGCAAGGTGACACTATTAAGCGTTTGGAGAATCGCATTGATGAAATTTATAGTCTCTTGCTTAATCGCCCTTAGCCTTACGGGTTGCGGTTATCAGGGGTGGGTTCGTTATCCGTGTCAAGAATATGAAAACTGGACTAATGAAGAATGTAAACCGCCTAGATGTGAAGCGTTGGGCCAATGCACAAAAGACTTACTTCCTGAAGTGGAGACTCAGAATGGCTAGAAGAAGATTTACTAATGAAGAATTACACGCTCGCTTAATTGTTACTATTGGAATTGTTTTGGCAATTGTTTTTGCAATATCAGTAAGTAGTATGTTGTATGCGTTGTTATTTATTACACAGCCAATGGCCCAAGCGCCTAATGACGCGGCTTTTATTGATCTTATTTCTACATTGACAGTGTTTTTAACAGGAACTCTTGCAGGCATAGTTAGCGCCAATGGACTAAAATCCAAACCCAAACCAGTTCAAGAAGAAGGTACAGATGAGTCAAAGAAATGATTTTGTAGCCATAGCCAAAGCAGAGGTTGGCACAATTGAAGGCCCAAAAGAAAACGAAACTAAATATGGTGCTTTTACTAAGGCTAACTTTTTACCGTGGTGCGGAAGTTATGTCATGTGGTGCGCTGACAAAGTGGCGTTAAAAATACCTAATTGTGTATCTACTGCCGCTGGCGCTTTAGCCTTTCAAAAGAATGGCAGATGGCAAGATGCCGAAACAGCAACACCTGAACCAGGGGATATATGTTTCATGGACTTTCCAGGAGATAATGTCAATCGGATTTCTCATGTAGGTATTATTGAAAAAGATAATGGAGACGGCACAGTAACCGTTTTAGAAGGAAATACATCTTCTGATAAAAAGGGAGATCAAAGAAATGGCGGAGAAGTTTGCATTAAAGTCCGCGCATACAAGAAGAAAAATGGCGGTAAACTCCGCAAGTCTCAGCCCGTAGCAATTGTGGGCTTTGGCAAACCTAAATTCAAGGAGTAAAAATGAACTCAAAACACAAAGCAATTTTAGAATCCTATGGTCGCTCATTTGTTGTAGCCGCTATTGCCGCTTATTCATCAGGGGCAGTTGAACTAGAGGCTATTGTTATTGCAGGATTAGCGGCAATCGTTGGCCCTGCCATACGAGCAATCAATCCTAATGACCCTGCGTTTGGGCGTATTGCAGACTCAATTACGCTTGAATTAAACAAATTGGCTAAGGCTGATAAAAAGAAAACAGTAAAGAAGGCAACAAAGAAAAAAGCATAAATTCTTGCCTCTCTAAATAAAACACCTGAGCATGTGTCTAAAATGCTCTTTTTACATTTTATGATGTAATCTTATGCTTGAGGCTAGGAGGCAATTATGGGTTTATCAGATCGTTTAAGTGAAATGACAAAGTTACAAAGGCCTAGAGGCTTTTGTGCTTATCAAGGACTCTATGAATCACTCCCAAAAGAAGAACAAAAAGCATTAGATGAAGCAATAAACAAAGGCTACCCGCGTAGTTTGATCATAAGAGCGCTCAGAGCAGAAGGTTACAAATGCAGTTCAGATACTATGCGAGCGCATTTCAAAGGTGAATGTGCATGCCCGAAAATTTAGACAAAATTCTTGCTGAACGCTTAGAACAATACGGTGAAGCGGTAGTTGAGTTCACGGCTATTGGGCGCATTTGGGGCGCGTTGTTAAAAATTGAAGATATACCGCCGCATGAAGTGGCTCTAATGATGGACTCATTAAAGACGGTACGGTGTTTTGCCAACCCAACTTATTTAGACTCATGGATAGACAAACAGGGTTATACCCAACACGGTATGGAGATAGCCAATGAGTCTTAAAAATCAATTTGATGAAATGCCTGAAGATATTGAGTCAGATGATGTAAAAGAATTACGCCAGGCAATGCTTAGATTACAAAAACAACTTAAACAATCTAAAGAGCGTAATGAAGATTTAGTTTTTGCTACAAGGCAAGCGGCTTATGATGCCATGCTGACATTTGGAAAAATTACACCTGTTCCTGAAATTAAATTTGATAAGCGTAAAATCAAAAGTGAAGTAGCCCTATGGCACATGACAGATTGGCAAGGTGCAAAACGCACTGTAAGTTACAACTCAGAGATTATGAGAGATCGCGTTTTAGAGTTTGCTAAGAAGGCTGTTGCTATTACAGAAATTCAACGAGCAGATCACCCTGTAAAAGAAGTCACTATTGCTTTTGGTGGGGATATGGTTGAAGGTTTGTTTAACTTTCCTACCCAAGCATTTGAAATTGATGCAACGCTTTTTGAACAGTATGTAAATGTTTCTCGTTTGATTGTTGATGTGGTGCGTTTTGCACTGGCAAATTACGAAAAAGTTACAGTAGTGCCTGAGTGGGGAAACCACGGGCGCATAGGATCAAAGCGCGACAATGTTCCGCGCTCAGATAATTTTGATCGCATGTGTTATGAATTGTCAAAACAATTATTGGCTGGAGAAAAACGCCTGACCTGGCAAGATTGCCCTGAAGATATACAGCGCATTGAAATTGGTAACTACCGCGCCCTGCTTATTCACGGTGATGAGGTAGGCCGAAACGGTTTTGCTTCTCCTGGTGCAATTGTGCAACACGCAAATAAATGGAGATCAGGTTCTTATCCGTGGGAATTTAGAGATGTTTATATTGGTCACTATCACACACACGCAGAGTGGAGCATGGCTAATGGATTGGGTGCGGTGTATCAAACAGGTTCTACTGAATCAGATAACCGCTACGCAGGTGTAATGCTTGCCGCTAGTGCTACGCCATCACAGCGTTTGCATTTTATTGATCCCGTAAAAGGTCGCGTTACCGCCGCTTACAAGGTTTGGTTGGATTAAAAAAACTCTCTAGGGCCGCATCAACAGCATCATCTACGGTGCGAGCGTGTTCTTTAGAGCAGTTTCCACATTCTTTGCACATTACTCATCTTCATCTTCATTGTCATAAATAAATGGATCTATGTCTCTAATATCCATGTTCATTTGTTTGCAATGAATAAGAGTGTTGGCAAATAACTCAAGAGCGCGATTGGCCAAATCATTCATTTGATCAGGGTATAGAGCCTCATGTTCAACTTCTACCCATAATTGGTGCAGGGCAAGAACAATTCTGCCTTTAGGGTGCGGATCAGGGTTTTGTGCCATGCCCCTAGTATGCCACCACCGCCACGCCACGCCGATAAATTACAAGGTTCTTGTATTTGTCAGCCTCATAGTGTTCAATCTGCCTTACACGGGCTAGTTAGCCCCAAACCGAAAGGCTAGGCAATGGCTACAAAACTGATAGACGCAACAACAGGGCTGGAAATTACAGGTCAAATTAAGATGGTTTTTGTTTGCGACATGTGTAACAACACAGCCGATTTTTACCACGGCATGACTACCTTCACAAAAACTGTTGGCACAACAATTACAAATGAAAGTTACTGCTCAGAGATTTGTGCAAGAAAGGCGGTTGCATAATGGCAAGTTACAAAGGCCCATTAGATTACATTGATGTGGCAACACGCATTATTGAGTTTAGAGAAAAGTACCCAACGGGTTCATTGCAATCATGGAAAGACCCGTATGTAATTGAAGTAAAAATGCCTGACGGTAATTTTAAAAGTTACATGGTTTACAGCGCCGCGGCATATCGTTCACCTGATGACAAACTACCAGGCGTAGGTTGGGCATACGAGCCAATCCCAGGGCCAACCAACTTTACCCGTGACTCCGAATTACAAAATGCGGAAACTGCCGCATGGGGTCGCGCAATGGTTGCCGCTCTTGCTGTTGATACAAAAAAGGGAATTGCATCTTCTGAAGAAGTGCGCAACCGTCAAACAAAAACAACTGACGCACCACAAGCAAAAGCACCTGCCGCAAAGCGTGAGTACACAGAAGAAGAAAAAGCCAGTGCATTTGCTGTATTTAGTTTGGTTGAAACACAATCAGATGTTGAAGAATTAAAAGCCGCATGGCAACTTAATTTAGATTTGCTTGATGTGTTTGTTGAAGGCGCAACTTTGCGTGATCACATTTTGGCGCGTAAGGCGGTTCTTAATGGATAACAGCGTAATCATTGCAAACAATGCTCAACGCACATCAAGAGCGGCGGCTGAAAAAGTTTTGCCTAAAACTGGATCATTAAAACGCAGAGTCTATGAATACATTTTATACCAGGGCTTGCGTGGCGCTACTGATCAGGAGATAGAGAAAACATTACAGATAGATGGCAATACCGTACGCCCTACCCGTATTAGCCTTGTGCGTGACGGATACCTTATTGACACAGGCACAACAAGAAAAAACCAACACAACAATGAGTGCATAGTATGGCGCGCAGTAGAGGAAGGAATGATGCTATGAGTAACAAAGATAAAAAGTTTCAACCTGATGCAGGTTTTGTTGTAGCCGTTCACCAAAACATTTTAGGAATCAGAGCAGTGGCATCAGCCCTAGATATATTTCCTGAAACACTGGCAGAGGCTATGGCGCACATGGGTTTTCAATTTATACCTGACCCATTTAATCTTTCATCTGATGCAGGCAAGGTAATTGCATTGCAAAATAAAAGAGAAAATTCAAACATGAGCCTAGTAGGAAATGATCAAGATGATGAATGAGATTATTACGCCTGCAATGGTGGAGCAAAAATTACGCGGGTTATCAAAAGAAGTAGATGATGCGCATAAAATTTTAGTAGAGGTTGAAACGATTTACCACAGCGTCAAGGCAGATTATGAAATTGCTATGGCTAAATCGCGGATAACTTTATCTACAAAATCTTCACCTACTGGAAAGAATTACACAGTAGGAGAAAGAGAAGATTTGGCTCTTGTACAAAATGAAGAATTGCACAAAGATCTTGCAATTATTCAAGCCAAAGTTTTAGCATCTAGGGCTAATACAAACAGATTAAAAATGCAGGTAGATATTGCTAGATCAGTTGGCACATCAGTGCGCACCAGTATGGATCTAACATGACTTTATTTTTTACCGCATTAGCCCTGGGAATGATCATTGGTTATTGGGCATACCCGCTAAACATGGCTTTTAAGTTAATGAAAATTAACAAAAAGTTAGTGGCATTAGAAATTGAACATATGAAAATTATGGAAGATTTAAATGGACAACAATGGAATGAGGACAAACTATGAAAAAACTAATTATTATTTTAATAGCGCTGATAAATATTACACCCGCTGTTGCAGATCAAGGCGGTTGGGTTAAGGTCAATTCCGATAACCAGGTAGTAAGCGGCACAATTGTTTGCACACCTGATGTATGCGGAGACGCAAATAGCCCTTATTCAAAAGGCACACTTTCTGCGGGTGAAAGATATGTACAAATTACAAAGGCTGACACAACAGGCAATGTTGCAGGCCCAAATGTTGTAGCACCCACTGCCCCAAATGAGGTTGTTGTAGGGCGCATAGATCCTGTAACAGAAGTTATGACGGTAACAAGAACAACAGAGGAACCTTTTGCCCCTGGCGTTACCGTTGTGCGAGAATCAGAGACAAAGTTCGCTAAAAATGAACCAGTTATTATTACAAATTACAAAGAACTGGTATTAAAAATACAAAGCGTTGAAATTTTGCGTGAGAACGAAAGATTTATTGAATGGATTAAGATAATTAGAAAGATATTAGAAAAGTTATATCCTGATTTTGTTTGGCCAACAGAATGATTGACCTACAAAACATGGTTGCAAAAACTTTAGTAGCCAATGACAATGCCAGGGCTAGATCTAAACAGGTAGAAGTTGGCCCGTCATCTGTTGGTGGTTGCCACCGTAGGCTTTGGCATGATTTAGCCATGACAGAGCCAACAAATGATGGTGACAAATTAGGAGCAATTCTAGGAACCTTTATTCATACAGGGCTAGAAGAAGCCATAAGGCGTGAAGATCCTTTTGGTGTGCAATATGAACTAGAAATATCTGTTGAATATAAAGGTATGCCTGGACATGTAGATTGCTATGACAAAATCAACCAAACCGTCATTGATTGGAAAACCAATAAAAAAGGTGGCGCTCGCTATTTTGGCAAAAACAATAGGCAACAAATTTGGCAAATACATTTGTATGGGTATTTGCTAACTAAAAACGGATACACAGTAAAAGATGTTGCGCTGGTTGGAATACCGCGTGATGGCAAAATGAAAGACATTATGGTTCACACAGAACCTTATGATGAGGCTATTGCATTAGATGCTTTGGCGCATTTAGATATGACAAGGCAAATGGTGATTGACAATTTAAAACCTTCTCCTGAAAAACCATTGGCTTTTTGTGCAGATTTTTGCCCTTACTACGATCCGACAGGAGAACAAGGTTGTCCGAGTATCAAAAAATAAACGGATCTGACTATTCAAAAGTTAATTGGAATGAGGCTGAATGTAGAAAGTTAGAAATCTACACGGACTTATTTTATGAAGTAGAGGAAGAACGATCTAGTAACGCCTATGACCATATAAACGCTTTGCGTGGGATCTGCGCTTCTTGTCCTATTTGGCAAGATTGTTTAACCTACGCTTTCAAAAACGAGCAGTATGGAATGTGGGGCGGTTTAACAAGTCAGGAGCGCATTAGTATGGTTCATACAGAGCAATACCCCAATCAGCGTTCTAGGGCTTTAAAATCTTTGAGATCTTTAGGAATTACGGTGCAGGAAATTAGACAATGTTTGAAGGAGAAAAAATGACTTCACTGCCATACATGCAGTTGTATGTGTCAGATTATTTGGCTGATACAGCCCATCTGACGGCACAACAACATGGCGCTTACATGCTTTTGCTTATGAATTACTGGCAACGCGGAAAGCCGTTGGACAATACAAATGAACGGTTATCTCATGTTGCGCGTTTGACTCCTGAAGAATGGGAGCAAGCCAAACCGACACTAGAAGAATTCTTTGTAATTGAGGGTCATTTATGGATACATAGCAGAGTAGAAGATGACCTAGAAAAGATCCGTGAGAAGTCTGCCAAAGCATCATTTGCTGGCCGCAGATCAGTTGTTGCGCGTGGATTGAACGAGCGTTCAACAAACGCTGAACAATCGTTGAACCATAAAGAGGAAGATAAAGAGGAAGAAGAAGATAAAGATAAAGATAAAGATAAAAAAGATTACGCGAAATTGTTTGATCAATTTTGGGAGGTTTATCCATTAAAGATGGGAAAAGCCAAAGCATTTTTATCATTTAAAAAAGTTCTTAGGACAATAGATTTTGAGATAGTCCTTAAAGGCGCTCAGAGGTACAAATCAGACCCTAACAGGGAGCAGGCATACACTTTGTATCCGACCACCTGGTTAAACGGTCACAGGTGGCTTGATGAGCCTTTACCAACAATTACATCTCCGCAAGAAAATAAGCGGGAAAAAGAATTACAACAAGCCAAAGAAAAAGCAGAGCGAGAAAAGGCAGAGGCCGCTAAATGGTTCAAGGAGCAAGAAGAAAGACAAAAATCAGCCGTTCCACCACCCGCAGAACTCAGAGAACTTATGAGAAAGAATTTTACAAAATAACTCAAACATTATCCGTAACTGTTACACTAAATGTAACCATTACAGGAGGAACTATGACTAAGCAATTAGTAGATCCCGCAGTTGTGCAACCAGGTGATCATGTATTAGCAAATAATCATGATCTAATGGTGAAATACATACAAGGCCCTGACTCACTAGGCGTTTATGATTTTCATGGCGTTAATGAATTAGGTGCAGATCAAATTGCAATAGCGCAGGAATTTATTACACTCATCAGGTGATTACTTTTAAAGTTGATGGCCAACCAGTGCCGCAAGGCTCTATGAAGGTTATCAACGGGCATGTCATTCATGCCAAAGGATCTGAATTAGCGGTGTGGCGATCTTCCATTGCTTTGCGGGCAAAAGAGGCTGGAGCAAAACCTCACTTAGAGCCTGTTGAAATAGACATGATTTTTACTATGGCGCGCCCAAAGACAGTTACCCGTTTGGAGCCATCAGTAGCCCCTGACCTAGATAAGTTGGTCAGAGCCGTCTTAGACGGCCTTACAGCCATTGCCTACCGTGATGACGGCCAGGTGGTACGCCTGACGGCGGCAAAGCAGTATGGGGCCAATCCTGGCGTGTGGGTTCAAATGTGGGCCAAAATGCCTGCCTAAGCGTGTGCGACACGCCAAAAAGATTTTTACTTAAAATGTCACTTTTTTTGCCAAATAACTGATTTGTAGTGTAATCTTTCTTATGTAAGGGCAAGTAGCCCCCAACAGAAAGCAGGTGCAAGATGGCTAAGACAGCAACAGGAAACAAAAAAGGCAAGGAAGCATTTGCAGTTCTTATGCAATGGCGTGAGTACGGAGTTCCTGAATTTATTACATCTTATGAGGCTTATCATTTAACTGGTGGTTTGGTTGGCAAGCCTGCATCAATTCAATCAATGAAACTAATTGAAGTTGCAGTTAAATATACAAATAAAGGTGGCTCTGTAAAAGATTATCTAGCAATGAAGGCAGGTAACTAATTATGGCAAGCAATGTAGTCAAAAAACTTCAAATTGAATTAGATGGGTATAGTTTTGCTGACCTTGCTGGTTTAATTGAAGAAAAAGTTATTGAAAAGATACAAGAACTTATTGAATCGGAATGTTCAGAACTATCAAACATGGGAGAAGATGGCAACACAGAACTTTTGTTAGAGGACACTGATGTTTCAATAACAGGTGACGGTTTAGAAGCCAACATTTACTTTAATCGTGAGTCAGGAAAATTTGCCTCAACAGAAGATGTAGAAGATGAAGTTATACGACTTTTGCAAAATCAAGAAATTGAAGTATCTTTTAATTTTTCCCTAGTAGTTTGAAAAGGAGGCAAAATAATGAACTGTTCCGTATGTGGGGTAGAAACGACCCCAACACAGATGCGCAAAACAGGTATGTGTAAAGTTTGCGAAAAACAAATAAAAAAAGAAAAGAGAACATGCTGATGAAATTCAAAGTAGAAGTAACGGTGGATTGTAATAATTTTGCAATTCCATCTTACAAAAGCAAGTCAATGATCAACGGCATGCAACGCGAGCAAGTGGTGTTGTTATTGCAGGATAAATTGGCTGATCTCAACCCACAGATCCACAATGTCTATAAGCAACGAAGTTGAAAATCCTCAATGTGCATGGTGTGGCACTTTTGGATCTCACGCAAACTTTGTAATAATTTATGAACAAACTAACGGAGGTATTTTGTGTGAGTGCGAATGGTGCGCTGGCAACGAATACTTCAGAAGGAAGGCAAGCAATGGAAAAGAGTAAAGGCACAATTACAAGACGCGGTTGGCTAGTTATATGGTTATTGGTATTGGCATTTACCATTTGGTTTACAAAGGCAACGGCTGATATTTGTTATGTAGGCGATCAAGGCAACTGGTTGGGCTACGGATCATGTACAGAAATGATTGATGGCGTGGTGGGCAAATGACACCTGAACAAATAATTAAAGATTACCTAGATCCATTAGAAGATATTTTAACTAAATGGATTGAAGGCGATCATGTTAAAAAAATGATAAATGAGCCTGAACACCGCGAGCGCTATTTAGGTTTTGTAGAAGGCTTGAGATTAAGCAGGGCTAATGTAATTGCAACGCGCATTAAATTAGAGCCAAAAGAAGAAGAAATAGAGGCAGAAGAATGATTGCATTTTTTGCAGGCGTAATTATTGTGACAGTTTTAGGCATTGTAATTGAACAAATTTGCTATAAAATAGAGAAGTCCTAAAAATAACCTGAAAGGGGTAAAGCAATGGACAGTATGATAAAAGTCTGTAAGTGCGGCAACAGAATTTACGGTGATGCCGTTTGCGAAGTGTGTAGAAAGTTGGCGAAAGGCTAAAGCCTGCGCCGTTTTGCACAAATCCTTTTAAGCGCCGCATTAGCGGTAGGAATTGTGTTTGCTTCACCTGCAACTGCTCAAGCCCCAAAATTAGAGTTGCATCAAATGCCGCCCAAAGTAATTGCGCTGGCAATGGTGAAGAAAAATTACACTGACCATAAAAAGCAGTTTGCTTGCTTGGAACAGTTAATTTACAAAGAGAGCGGCTGGCGCGTCAAAGCGCTTAATCCGTCATCAGGTGCGTTTGGGCTGTTTCAATTTTTGCCTTCCACCTGGAAGAACTACAATTATCCGTACAAGCCTAAAGATGCACACACGCAAATAAAGGCTGGATTACGGTATGTTTACAAGCGTTACCAAACACCCTGCAAAGCGTGGGAATTTTGGAAAAAGCAGGCTGGCCCTGACATGCATGGAGGTTGGTATTGATGAGTACAGCATCTCCTTTTGGTCTGCCTTTACGCGTTGATCTTCCTACCGTAGATCCTACGGAGTGGGAAGATGATGAAGATGGCGATTGATAAAAAAGTAGTAGTAATGATTATGAACAGGGCTAACGGCTACTGTGAAGTATGCGGAGGCGCTGGTTTGCCTGAGAACATGGCATTGCATCACCGCAAATTAAAATCTAGGGGCGGCAAAGACACGCCATCTAATTTGATCGTAATACATCACGGGTGTCATAACTTAAAAACCGATAGTATTCACCTGCGGCCTGCAAGCGCAGAGCAAAAAGGTTGGATTGTGCCTAGTTACAGAGAGCCACATGAATTTCCTTTTGTAAAACCTGATGGTTCAATTGTATTACTACAAGATGACGGCACTGAAGCCGTGATGATGGAAGGTGACTAATGCACATAAGTGTAAAAGGTAATTTAGGCAGTGACCCTGATCTAAAGTTTTCTAAGAACAACACAGCGTATTGTAATTTTTCATTGGCTTACACACCGCGCAAGCAGGTAAACGGTCAATGGGTAGATGGTGAAACTAATTGGTTCAGAGTTGTAACTTTTGGCACAAAGGCTGAAATGGTTGCAGACAACATAAAAAAAGGTGACAGCGTTCTAGTCATTGGAGATCTTGCTCAAACTACCTACAAAGACAAAGAAGGTAATGAGAAAACTTCAATGGAGATTACGGCCAAAGAGGTAGGCTTGATCCCTAGATTACATAAAGCAAAACCAACACAGGAGGCGGCACCGTGGTAGATGACCTACTTAGCGCATCAGAAGTATGCGAAAGACTTAACATTACAATCAACAACCTGCGACAGATCCAACACCGCAAGAGCCTTGTATGGGTACAGAAAACAGGCCGTAATGTTTATTACGCAAAGCAAGATGTTGAGAACTATTTAACAAAGCGCCAGGAGCGTAATCAAGGCTAACATTTGCATGTGATCGTTATAGAAGATGAAGTAACCCTGGATCAGATAGATGAATGTCTGAGTCACATATGCGCCATGCTTAAAACAGATGAGTTTGGCAATCGCATGGATTGGCGCAAAAAGGAAATGCTTTCAGAACAATTAGATGATCTTCTTGATGCTCGTATGAACCTGGTAAGAACAGGTAAACCATGACTAACTCACCCGTTGGCGGACTATTGGCTTTTCTTATCCTCAGTTTATTTGTTGCCGCAGTTGCAATGGGGCTAGGAGTTAGATAAATTACGCAGTACCGATTAGGGAACATAAGTACCTAATGTGAGTGCTGGACACAGCCCCTACTTACTGCATGTAGTAGGGGTTTTGTTCTTTCAGTTTGCTAGAAAGTTTTTATGAGATAATAATAAGCATTATGGTAGAAAAAACACTCAATGAAGTAGAATTACTACAACGCGAGAGCGAAATAGTAGAACTACGCACTGAGGGTTATGTATGGCGTGAGATTGCTCAGAGAGTAAACATGAGTACGGCTGGAGTGGCTAAGGCTTATGACAGGGCATTAGAGCGGATTATTGCCCCTGCGGTAGAGCAACACAGAACCACAGAGTTAGATCGCTTAGACATTCTCCAACGCGTGTATTGGCAACCTGCAATCAATGGCAATTTAAGAGCGGCAGATTTTGTATTACGCGTAATTGAAAAGAGAGCAAAATTACTAGGCTTAGATGCCGCGATAAAGATTCAAACAGAGGTGGTTACATATGACGGATCAGATCTTGACGCCGAAGTTGAAAAGTACGCAAAACTCATTGAAGCAGGAACTCTCAGATATAGAGATGATGTTGCAACCATCACCGAACTCACGGATCAAGGCGAGCAGATGGATATGGAAGCACAAACTGGCCAGGAAGGAACAACTACCTCCTGAAGGTGATTGGAACATTTGGCTTGCAATGGCAGGCCGTGGATTTGGCAAGACACGCTTAGGCGCAGAAGAAATAGCCTGGCAAGCAATACTGCAACCCGCTACACGGTGGGCAGTTGTAGCCCCTACATTTTCTGATGCAAGAGATACATGCGCAGAGGGTGAGTCAGGCATAGTTGCAATCTTGCAACGCTACCGAATGTTGGACAACTACAACCGCTCTCTTGGTGAGATCTTGCTCAAGAACGGATCTAAGATTAAATTATTTAGCGCAGACAACCCTGAGCGCTTCCGTGGCCCACAGCATCATGGAGCCTGGTGTGATGAGTTAGGTGCATGGCGCTATCAAGATGCCTGGGATCAATTACAGTTTGGATTGCGTTTAGGTCAAAAGCCACGAATTATTGTTACAACCACACCGCGCTCTACCGCTCTTATCCGCATGCTTGCAGGGCGTAAAGACGGATCTGTTGTTATCACCAGGGGATCTACATTTGATAACGCCGCAAACCTTGCCCCTAGCGCTCTTATTGAATTGCAAGCCCGTTACAACGGCACACGGTTAGGTAGGCAAGAGTTATACGGTGAGATTCTTGATGATGTTGAAGGCGCATTGTGGACTAGAGGTTTAATTGATCGCACACGCATTGAAGTAGCACCAACTATGGCCCGTATTGTTGTTAGCGTAGATCCTGCCGTGACTAACTCAGAGAAGTCAGATGAAACAGGCATTGTTGTTGTTGGCTCTACATCAGATGGACAAGGCTATGTGTTGGGAGATTACTCATTTAGAGGATCACCGTTGCAGTGGGCTACAAAGGCAGTAGAACTATTTGATTCATACAAGGCAGATGCAGTTTTGGTTGAAGTAAACCAGGGCGGTGACATGGTGGGCGCAGTGCTAAAGCAAGTACGGCCAACATTGCCAATCAGAGAAGTGCGAGCGCATATTGGAAAGAAACTACGCGCTGAACCAGTAGCGGCTATGTATGAGCAAGGCCGTATTCACCACATTGGTGAGTTAGCGGCGTTAGAAGATCAGATGTGTACCTGGACAGTTGATGAACCAAACTCACCTGACCGCATTGATGCAATGGTGCAAGGCTTTAGCGATCTGTTAGGAAAAGTTACAGTGAGCAATTACTTTAACGCTATTGCTAATCATTGCCCTAGTTGCGGATTGCCTATGCCTAAATCATTTACACATTGTTCAGCATGTAGAAGCGCTATGATTAGCACAAATTCTGAAGTACCACAGGGAGCGTAATGGCCGACAATTACAACACAATAATTGATCAAGGCTCCGATTGGTTTCGCAATTTCCTGTACACACAACCTGCAACTATTACAAACGCAGTAGGCAACGGCACAACAGTTACATACACGGCAGAAAACGGATTTAGCGCAGGGCAAACTGTTTACATTGAAGGCATCATGCCTAGCCAATACAACTTAGGCAATGTAACAATTGCATCACGCACCGCATCACAATTTACAGTTACTAATCCTGCCACTGGTTTGTACATTCAAGGCGGAGATGCATTAAGCGCAGTAAACATTACTGGTTACACAGCCCGTATGCAGTTGCGCTCGCTACCTAATGACACAATTGCAGTTCTAACATTGACAGAGACAAGCGGCATTACAATTGATGGGCCTAGTGGAACTCTTGCAGTACGAGCAACAGCGATACAGACAGCGGCTATCATTGCAGGCCCGTATTATTACGATTTAGAAATAACATCACCCGCTGGCATTAAAACGCGTATTGTTCAGGGTGAATTAAATGTAAATGCAGAGGTGACAAGATGACATACAACCCAAATAACTTTTTAAACAATCCAAATCCTGTTGGAACTCCAAATGTTATTGTTGTAACACCTGGCCCTATGGGGCAACAAGGTGTGCAGGGTATTCAAGGTATTTCAGGTAACTTCTCTGCTCAAGGTACGCAAGGTACACAGGGTTTACAAGGCGGCGGTTTTAACCAGGCACAAGGAACACAAGGTTTACAAGGCCCACAAGGAATAACAGGCGTACAAGGTGCTAATGGTTTACAAGGTGTAACAGGTGCGCAAGGAACAACAGGTACACAAGGTTTAACTGGTGTTCAAGGTGTATTAGGTACGCAGGGTGCTATTGGTGCAGGCATACAAGGCACTACTGGTACTCAAGGTTTAATAGGCATACAAGGATCAATTGGAATACAAGGCACAACTGGCGCTCAAGGTGTTCAAGGATTAACAGGAACACAAGGCGCAATTGGAATTCAGGGTTTAACTGGTATTCAAGGTACGCAGGGTGTCTTAGGAGATACTGGTACACCTGGAACACAGGGAACAATAGGATCTCAAGGTTTAACTGGTGTGCAAGGCGCTGTTGGTAACAACGGATCACAGGGAACAACAGGCAATACAGGATCTCAGGGTACAACTGGCACACAGGGCTTAACGGGTGCGCAAGGTACGCAAGGAATTCAAGGCAATGACGGAACACAGGGCATAACTGGTACTCAAGGAGCAACTGGTACACAAGGAACGCAAGGTGTGCAAGGTGTTAATGGCACACAAGGCGTAAATGGAACTCAAGGTATAACAGGTGCGCAGGGTTTAACTGGAATACAAGGTGTTACAGGCTCTCAAGGGCTAGATGGAATTCAAGGCACTGTTGGAGCGCAAGGAACACAAGGCGTACAAGGAACTATTGGTAGCCAGGGTGTTCAAGGCGTAAATGGTATTCAGGGTGTGCAAGGTAATACTGGTGCAAGCGGTACATCATCATCTATTTTTGATTATCTAGCAAGAACTAACTCACAAACACCTCCACCTAATGCTGGTGACATTAAATGGGATAATGCTACGCAGATCAGTGCAACAAACATTTATGTATCTCATTTAACAGACTCAAATGTGGACATTGATTTTCTATTAGCAAACATTAAAAACGGTGACATCTTCTTTATTCAAGATAGAAATAACTCTAATAACTATCAAGAATGGCAAGTAAACGGCACACCTACAAATGTTCCTAACAGTTACTTTACTTTTCCTGTTGCGCTCTTAGACTCAAGCGGAACAGGCACAACAGACTTTGCAAACGGTCACCCAATTTCTCTTATTACTCAAAGCATTGGTGTTCAAGGAGTTACTGGTGCGCAGGGTACGACAGGCGCGCAGGGAACTCAGGGCTTGCAGGGCGTTCAAGGCACTACTGGAATTCAAGGAACAACTGGAACGCAAGGACTTGTTGGCGCTCAGGGTCAAACAGGAACCCAGGGCATTGAAGGCTTGCAGGGTACTCAAGGAGTTCAGGGTGTAACTGGTTCTCAAGGACAAACTGGATCACAAGGCTTAGACGGTATTCAGGGAACTGTTGGCGCACAAGGTTTAACTGGATCTCAGGGTATTACTGGCACACAGGGAACAGTGGGCGCGCAAGGTTTAGAAGGCTTGCAAGGAACTCAGGGAACTCAAGGTGTTCAAGGATTAACAGGTAGCCAGGGAACTAACGGAATTAACGGAACACAAGGCACTCAAGGAACTCAAGGACTTGAAGGTTTGCAAGGTGTCACTGGATCTCAAGGTACTACTGGAGTAAACGGAACTCAGGGAACAACTGGTACTCAAGGACTTAACGGAATTCAAGGAATTGAAGGACTACAAGGAATTACTGGTACGCAAGGTGTTCAAGGCGTAACAGGATCTCAAGGTGCTACTGGTGATACTGGTATTCAAGGAGTTCAGGGAACAACTGGAATTCAAGGTGCTAATGGAACTCAAGGAACGCAAGGAGTTCAAGGGTTACAAGGGTTGCAAGGAACTGATGGCCTACAAGGTACAACTGGTTTACAGGGTATTACTGGAACAGGCACACAAGGTACTCAAGGTACTAGCGGTGTATCAACACCGATTCCATTTCAGGTTGGTTTAATGCTAGGTGGTATGTAACTAGCGAACCCACAGCATGCCAACATCAGCCGTTGGCCGCAGGTTTGCTACTTTCCAACCGCCATCAATCCATTCATCTGATGTGAGTTGATGCCAGGCATTTAATTGATTGACATTGTTTGGTTGCATATTGCCCCACACTTTAGGCTTTTGTAAATGATCAACAATGTATTGCGCGGCCATTTCTCTGTAACCTAATGTGTATAAATAATCTAATTGATCTTCATGCTCATGCATGGTTTCAAATGTCCACTCAAAACAGATCATGCCTCCATAATGGCGGGTCATACCTTTCATCACTTGCCACTCAGCACCTTCAACATCAATCTTGATAAGATCAGGACTGCCGTATTTGTCTGCAAGGGTGTCAATCGTAATTGTGTTTACTTCAACCTGACGGTGAGGCTTTCCTTTATATGGCATGCCGTCTTTAGTTAGCCAATCTTTATTTAGCGTACTTAATCCATCTTCATCTGCCTCATAAAACTTGATGCGTTGGTCATCTAAGTCACTCACAGCCATTCTTAAAGGGGTTACATGGGAGTTGTAGATAAAGTTCCCAACCAACTCTGCAAACACGCGTGGGGCCGCTTCTAAGGCTACAACGCGGTATCCCTGGTTTAACCCTGCAAGCACTGCATCACCGCGGTTAGCCCCAATATCAAACAGAAGCATTGGCAATCCTTTCAAGGTTGTGTTTGACGGCCTGGCGATACCCAGGTTCTAAGTACATGGCGTTTAATTTATTAAATATCTCAACGCTTTCATCTTTGCGACCTATCCACCAGGCGGCTACTGCCTTCTCAAAATACAAAACATATTGGCCTTCAAAACCAACGCTTACAGGTAGAGGTGAATTCAATTGCTGACGCAATCCTATGCTTGCCCAGGTGTAACACTCTTGCCACTGACCTAAACGCTCATGGAATTGGGCTAAAAGGAAATAACCTTCAGGGCGATATGGCAAGAAAGCGACAGCCTGCAATAAACAATTAGTTACAGTGGCCTGGCGGTCATTTTGATCATCAAAACAATGTGCTACTTTCAATAGAGATGTGTACACAAGGCTAGGGTGTGACTCAATCCCATATTCAGCCGTACGCAGATAGAAAGAAACGGCTGATGCGGTTTGATTTTGCTTTTCGTACTCAACTGCTACATCAAAATTAAGCGTAGGATTAAATGGATCTTTGGATAGTTCTATAACTAATTCCTCAATTTTCATACGCTAGTGCCTCCTTAATCAGATCTTCAACTACACACCCTGGTACTTGCAATACAAAAGCGGCGTTATCTTGAAAACCAAACGAAAGTAAAAGGTTGCCGTTATGTACTGCCGCCCCCACACAGAACTCAACGCGAGCATCTAGGAATGAGAATTCCTTACTTAGCCCTACAACATTGAGTTCCTGATCCCACACAACAAGGCGGTGGCGATAGATAGCATCTTTTTGTTTGAGGTAATTCTTAAATAGATCTACTTCATGGGTTACAGAAATGTACATGTTGCCCCACCGTATGACCTGACTAGATCCACGCTGATCTTTAGGCGCTGGAATTGTGTGGCGCACAAATACTTGCTCACATTCTCCGCTTAATGGATTTGCGTACACTAATTCTGTTGGCATAGTCCATTTGATAAAGTGATATGGCTTATCTACAACAGGAACCCAATTTTTCTCACAATAAGATGTGTTTGGCTCAGGTGCTTTGATGCGCACACGCCTAGCCTCTTTAACAGTCCAATTATCCCAATCAATTTCTATACGGCTGTATTCCATGCGCCCCTGGCCATTGGTTGTTGTATCTCTACGCACTCCGACTAGGTAGTAATCGCCTAACCACTGCACAACACGGCAATCTTCTTCACCTACAAACTCCCACAGAGGCGCTACATCTAATTCAGATGTGTCCACTTTGGTGTGATGGGTCATTTCAAGATCATCATTCAGGCGGCACAAATAATTAACCGTGACTAGACGGTGATCTTTTTCAGGGTGCAGATATGACAATGGCCCAAAACGGCTAGGAAATTGTTGATTGTTTTCTGCATGGTAAAGCGTGTAATTAACATGCCGTAGGTTCACTAAGATATGCCCGTCATCATCAATAAAAATTGATGGGTTCATCAAACCTGTACCAGTAGTTAATCCGTGAGGAATAACCAAAGGTGCTAACTTGCCTCCATAATGAACTGCCTTTTCCACTAAGTTCATAAGCGTTACAATACATGAACTGGCAGAAATCGCTATCATTGCAACACGCCTGATTTCTAAGGGGCATAACAAGGGAGATACGCATGGGTCTGCGTGACCGTATCGCAAGAGCAATAGCAACAACTAACATTGAAAAAGGCCCTAATCTGCCTGCGGGTGCAACAACAATTGGCACTGACGCGTTGATGGCACAAAGCGGTTTAGCAATGCAACAGACTTATGGCAACAATGTGGCTCTCCCACGCGCACCATTTAGCGCAACAGTTCCATTTGGCCCAGGCAATCCAATTATTCCTGGTGCAATTAACCCAATCAATCCTGCAACAGGCCGACCTGAACCGCGCCGTTATGAATACCAGGTTGCTCAAAACATCAACATTGTTCCAACGCGGTTGGTTCCATTTTCAACATTGCGAGATGCGGCAGACAGCATAGATATTTTGCGCCGTTGCATTGAAGTAACTAAATCAAAAATGAACGGTTTACAGTTTGACATTGTGCTTGGTTCAGATGCATCAGAAAAGATTGCGGCTGAGTCAGGTGGCGATCATGTGCGCGCTATGGCTAAGGCCCGTGAAAAATACACAGATGAGATTAACCGCATGCGAGAGTTTTGGGAAAACCCTGACAAAGCAAACGGATACACATGGCAAGATTGGATTAACATTGCAATTGAGGACATTCTTGTAATTGATGCGCTTGCCGTTTACCCACAGCCAACAGTAGGTGGAGATCTTTATGGTTTCCAAATTCTTGATGGTTCAACAATCAAACCTTTAATTGATGATCGCGGTATGCGCCCTATGCCACCTAACGCGGCTTTCCAACAGATTCTTTATGGTTTCCCACGCTCAGAATTTGCCGCAACCGAAGAAGATCCAAAAGCAGATGGTGAATTTACTTCTGATCAATTGGCTTACATGGTGCGCAATCGCCGCTCAACAACAGTTTATGGATTTAGCCCAGTAGAGCGAGCGCTACCTCTTGCAGACATTTATCTACGCCGTCAGCAATGGATTAGAGCAGAGTACACAGATGGTGTAATGCCTGAACTTATGTTTACAACTGATGAGGATTGGGGAACTAACCCTGATCTCTTGCTTGCTTATGAGCGTATTCTCAATGATGATCTTGCTGGACAAACAGAGCAACGCAAGCGCGCTCGCCTATTGCCAAAAGGTTTAACACCTATTGTTAATGAAGGTTATGGCGAGAAGTTTAAAGACACACTTGATGATTATTTAGTTACTTCTATCTGCGGACACTTTGGTGTACAACCTGCCGAAATTGGTTTCTCTCCTAAGAATGGATTAGGTGGGGCTGGTTATGCAGAAGGTCAGGCAGAAAATGGAGAGGCGCTAGGTATTGGGCCTCTTGCTAACTGGATCTCTAAGCAACTGACAAACCTTTCTTACACATATTTAGGTATGCCGCGTGAACTTGAATTCAAACTGCTTACATCAGAGCGCAGAGACACAGAAGAAAACGCTCGCAAGAATGAAATTGAAGTGCGCTCAGGCGGTAAGTCAATCAATGAACGCAGATCTGAATTAGGCTTGCCATTGCTAGATACACCACAGGCTGACATGCCAATCCTTGCAACTGGAGGGGCTGTTTATTTATTCTCACCTGATGGATTGATTGATGCGGCTACTGCCTCAGTTGCTCCAACATTAAGCGGCCCTGATGCAACACCTGATGCACCTACAACCCCTGATCCTCTTGAGCAAAAGCCATCTACTGAAGTAACACCTGAAGAAGATGAAGTAAATGAAGTAAAAGCATTTATGAAATGGGCGGCTAAGGGTAAGCGCGCAAGATTATTTGAGTTTAAAGCACTTGATCCTATTGTGGGAGATGCGCTTAACCGTTGCGCTTTTGATGGTGACATAGAAACCGCTAGGGCGCTTGCTAAGGCTTATCTAACATGATTGAGGGCGCTCTCAAGGCAGATGGGCGCATAGCGGCAAAGAACGCGGTAAAGATTAGAGCGGCACTGCGAGAGTTAGCCGACTACAAAAAACTGTATTTGCAATACCAGGAAACTATGCCCGAAAGTTCAGGCAACCTTGCAAGAGATAGAACCCGCGCTCGCGCATGGGCAATTATGAATGTGACGCAATTGCGTACAGAGGCACTTGCCTCATCTTTATGGCGCATGTGGGCAGAGGCTTATGTTCTAGGAACCGTTGCCGCTAGTGAATGGCTACGCATAACCCGTGAACTCAACAAGGCTGATGATGATGTAAGCGTTGATTGGGATAACTGGAAACCAGGAGACAGAGCCGCAACACTTATGTTGCAAAGGCCAAAAGCATTTCAAGAAATCTTAGATTCTACGAATGTAACAATCAGAGGATTAACGCAAACTAGCATTACAGATATAGGCAACTCATTAGCGGAAGCAATTGACTTAGGTTTAGACGCATCTAGTGCGGCGCTTTTAATTAGCCGTAATGTGGCAAGCCCTGCGCGAGCGCTAACAATTGCTATTACTGAACAAAACCGTGTTATTTCTGCCGCAACTATGGCGCGTTACAAAGAGGCTGGATTAGAAAAACAAGAATGGGCCGTGTCAGATCCTTGTGATATTTGTGCTAAAAATGATGGAACCATAGTTCCTATTGGCACATCATTTCCATCAGGAGATACCCAACCTCCTGCTCACCCACATTGCCGTTGCGTATTGCTACCTGTAATTCCTGGTATGGAAGAAGATAACAATGTTGGTGGAACAGTTACAACACCAACAACTGATACTGATGGAGCAATTGCAAATGAACCTTTTGAACCAGGTGTTGCTCCTCAAGGCGCATGGAAACCTGTAACAGAAGATAGATGGGTAGAGCGTCAAGAGGCTATTCGTTTACAGCGCGGGCTTGGGCCTGCAAATGAAAATCATTTGCGTATTATGCGTGATCAGGTAGCAGATGCAAAAGCAATTTATGAACGCGGGCCAAACATTGTTGTTTTAGGTAATGATGTCAAAACAGTAACAGAAGAAGCAATGGAACAATTTATGAAAAACTTTGATCTTGCTTATGAAAAATTACCTGAATGGCGAAGGGTTAGCCCTGACGGTTCTTTGAGAGGTTATTCTTTAATTATCAACAACAAAGACCGCTCCCGCTCTGCTTTGGCTTATACTTACATAGGCCATGATTCTATTTGGTTCTCTCCTGGTGATGTCACTACTTCACTAAACCTACCTAAAGATTGGGCTGGTTGGTTTATGCCTGCGGCTAATAATGTTTCTGAAAATCTTTACACAATCATGCACGAATTAGGTCACACAACAGATAGTTATGTAAATGATAATAAACGCGGGTATGTAAGAACCCGTTTAACTCGCAGGTATAAAGAATTATTCTCTAGGTACAGTCGTAAAAATACTAAAGAAACTTATGCTGAAGTTTTTGCCCAATGGGGATTGGGTGAAAAAAACGCATTAACTGAAGCCTATTCAGAGGCATTTGGTTGGAATTTATCCGCCACAGAGTATTACGAAAAGTTTGGCGAGTTTGAGCGTTGGAAGCCTAGTATGAGACCGTCAGGAGTGCGTTAAGGAGATGGCAATGAAAGAACCAAACCTAGATGAAGTTGGTGAAATCAATGATTACGCCAACATGCCTAAATTTGAATTACAACAAAGGGCCATTTTTGGAGACGAGAAGGCGGAACGCATTTATTTAGAGCGTTATGGCAAAGACTAACTTGATACAGTATGCGGTAAGGCTTTGAAAGGATAATAATGGCTGATGGATTTGTTCCGCCGCAAGAAGTGCGTAATAACGCAAAACGCGGATTAGAACTTAGAGCCAAACATAATCGCGGTGGTACGGAAGTTGGAGTTGCCCGCGCCCGCGACTTATCAAACGGAAAAGCATTATCATTAGATACCTTAAAACGCATGAACTCTTATTTTGCTCGCCATGAAGTAGATAAAAAAGGTGAGGGTTGGGGCGTAGATGCTGGCAGAGCATGGGCAAAAAGAATTACTAATGAACAAGAAAACAAGGAGAAATCAATGGCTAGTAATCTAACAACCACCTCATACTTTAGTATTGAGAAGGCTGACCGTAACGCAGACGGAACAATGACCGTTTACGGAAAGGCAACAGATGATTCATTAGACATTGATCAACAAATTTGTGATGGCGATTGGCTCAAGCGCGCAATGCCTGCCTGGTTTAAATCAGGTGGAAACATTAGAGAACAACACAGCAACATTGCCGCAGGAGTAGCAAAAGAATATGAGGCTAAGGCTGATGGACATTACATTGGCGTTTTGGTTGTAGATCCTGTTTCAGTTAAGAAAGTTGATGCTGGCGTACTTAAAGGTTTCTCAGTAGGTATCAAAAACCCACGCGTTGTACGCGATAGCAAAGCGGCAAATGGCCGTATTGTTGATGGTCAAATTGTTGAAGTAAGTTTAGTAGATCGCCCTGCCAACCCTAATTGCCAATTGGTTTTGGCTAAGTCTGTTGATGGTGAGAAAGACTTAGTTCAGGTAGAAGAATGGATTGAGAAGAAAGAGGGCGAAGAAGATTTTACGCAAGTAATTAAACCGCGTAAGGGTGAGCCTGCCGATAAAGAATTATATGCAGAGGTCATTCAAGCCGCTAAAGCAAAGTTTGATGTGTACCCATCTGCCTACGCTAATGCCTGGGTAGTCCGCGAATACAAAAAGCGTGGTGGCAAATACAAAGCAGAGAGTAAGAAAAAAGGTTTACAATCTGATAGTAATTCAACAAAGGAGCGCCCAGTGGGATCAGAAACAATTGCTGTACCTGAGTCTATTTTTGGCGATCTTTTTAAGTTCGATAAAGGTGAGTACGAGCGCGCCCGTGAAGCGTTAGCAAATCTTATTTCTATTGAAGCGCAAGGAATGAAGGAAGGTCACAACGAACTTTCTTCTATCTCACATTTATTAGAAGCCGTAGCCCACCTCCATGCTTGGTATGAGGGCGAAGAAGCAGAAGGAGAAGTTATGGAAGAAACAGAAATTGAAATGGCAGTAAAGCCTGAAGAAAAAGAAATGATGCCTAAAAAAGGTGAGTCATTGTCAGAGTTCAAAGCCCGTTGCAAAGAAGCAGGCATGGCTGAAGGATACGCCGATAAAATGTATGGCAAATACATGGCCGCTGAAAAAGAAATAGAAGCAGATGACACAAAAGAAATGTGTCCTGAATGTAACAAGGCTATGAAAGAGTGCATGTGCGATAAATCCGCCGCCGCTACTGACATGGTGCCAACAGCGGAGACAGGTGCAAACCTAGATACTGCAACAATTGTTCCTCCATCAGATACACCTAAATCTGCGGAGGCAGAAGAAACACCAGTTGCAGAAGAAGAAGCAACTGAAGAAGTAAAAGAAGAAGAAGTTTCTGTTGATGAAAACTCAACAGATAAGTTAGAAGCCATAGTAGAAGAAGTGGTAGATAAAGCAACAAAGGCTCTCAAATCAGAGATTGCTAACCTTGTGTCCGCAAAAGAGGCGGCAGAGGCTAAAGCAATAAGTTTGGAAACTGAGTTGGCAACCGCGAAATCTTTGGCTCTAGGTGGTGGCCCAAAGCGAACAGCAAGCCCAATAGATGTGAAAACAACTAATGACTTGCTAACTAAGGCCGCTGTTTACAAAGAAAAAGCAAGAGCAACAACCGACTCAACACTTGCTAAAGGTTACAAACAACTTGCAGATGAATTTCTTGCAAAGTATGAAGAAACCCTTAACAAGTAATCCAACTTAATCTCTGAAAGGAAACACAAATGGCATTAACGCCCCCAAAGGCAGCCGATCTATTCAGTGATGCATCTCCTAAAGAAGCCGCAGAACGCTTTGAGGAATACTCAAACGAACTCTCAAAGAGTCTTTCTAACGCTTCTCATGTACCAGGACAAGCACCACAAGCAGATCCACTTGCAACACTAGAAGCATTAGCCGCTAACAAATCACTCACAGGTGATGCAATGAACGGTCTTAACACCGCTCTAGCGGCACAACGCGTAGCAATGCAGGACATTCAGAAGGAAATCACACTTACTTCTCCATTGTCCACATCATTTGCCGCGTTTGACTTGGAAGCACCTGCAAAGTTGCTTACACCACGCCCAACACCACTCCGCAACCGTATCCCACGCAAAAAAGGCGTTGGTACATCTCACCGTGTAAAGAGAATTCTTGGTTACACAGGTACAGGAACAGGCGGACAAGGACAGATTTGGCCTGGAATTACAGAAAGCACACAGAATAACTTTGCAGGTGGCGGTGCTACCCCACTTGAGTTAATCCGTGGCCCACAGATTTCATACACCGCAGATGACTTAATTCTGCCTTACAACTCATACTCACTATCTGATCAGGTTTCATTTGATGCAAACTTCTCAGGTATGGGCTACCAGGATCTCCGCCAGTTGTCATCAACTTCTACTCTATACGCAACAATGCTTATGGAAGAACGCATGATGCTAATGGCTCGCGGTACTGCTTCAGGTTACTCAGGAGCGATTGCCGCTCCAACAGCACTTGTTGCATCATCTCCTGCGACAACAGGTACACAAACTGCACTAGCGGCAGGCGTTTACTACATCTACATCACCGCAGACGCAGGTATTTCGGCTAACGGTTTTGGTGAATCTATTGTCTCAGCCGTTGCATCAGAAACAGTTGCGGCAGGTGATGTTCTTTCTGTTTCCTTTACAGGTTCAGTTGGCGCACTTGGTTACAATGTGTATGTTGGAACTGCAACAGGAACAGCAAACTGTAAGTTACAGGGAACAGTAAAGGGCGGAACAACTGTAATTATTCAGGGTGCATCTGCAACTAACCTTCCTGCAAACAACTTTGCATTTAGCACAAGTGGCCCTGCGGCCTCACGCGCTAACGCAGATACATCTGCTTATGCAACTGGTTATGACGGAATTCTTCCAACAGTTCTAGGCCCTAACACTGGTTTCAACAACGCAATCAATGCGGCTTTCTCAACTGCTAACCCAGGTGTAGAATTCCAAACTGTTTTTGCTAACTTGTACCAAAATGTAAAGGCTGATCCTGATGTTGTACTTATGAACGGTAATGATCGTAAGCAACTATCTGATGCGATCAAGAACGGTTCAACTGCTAACTATCGTCTAGTTATCAACCAACCAGGTGAGAGCGGAACTACATACGGTTCTATCGTCACAGGACTTCAGAATGAAGTAACAGGAAAAGCAGTGGACATTATGGTTCACCCGTGGCTGAACTCAGGTGTAGCACCTGTTCTTTCATTCACATTGCCAATTCCTGATACACAGGTATCTGATGTATGGGCTAACTTCCTTGTGCAAGATTACATGGGTGTTCAGTGGCCAGTAACTCAGTTTACTTATGACTTCTCAACATACTTCCGCGGAACTTTCTTCTGCACCGCTCCTGCATGGAATGGCGCAGTTTCAGGAATTCAGACAGCGTAAGTTACAACTTAATAAGAAGGGAAGGGTGCGGTGTAAAAGCCGCACCCTTTCCTAATTAACTAGGAGGCAAAAATGGCAAAATGGGTAGCACCCGACAGAGGTGTAAAAGAAACTGTTATTGGCGGACAAAGTTATTTCTCAGATCGCCAGGGTATTTACAATGTAGAAAACAAGGCACATCAAAAGGCAATGAAGGCTGAAGGTTTTTTTGAAGCGGCATTAAACCCTTATTCTGCTCAAGACAACATGCGCGGATTTAATTGCGTAGAATGTGGATTTGGTGGTTGGTTTCGCAAATGTGGGCGTTGCGGACATGAATCACAAGACATACCGCGAGATGGAGAATAAATAATGGCCGTAGGTATCACGCCCGACATTGGCAATGAAAACCCATACATCAGTGTGGCTGAATACAAAAACGCACCAACGGCAATTAACTATGACATGTTAGTTGTAGGCGGTAACGCGGCGGCTCAAGATGCTGAACTTTCAGAAGTTATTTTGCGCGCTTCTTCATATATGAATGAATACCTTAATCAAAATTTAGTGGCTACTCAGTACACAGAAACGCAACGCATACGCTATTCAGCATCAGGTGGATACTACGCACTTCACCCATATAACTCTCCCGTGATCTCTCTTTCAAAATTTTATTATGGGGCAAACCCAAATCAATTAAATGAATTACAAGATTGCTCAACAGCATGGTTTGAAGGGCAACAAATTATTATTCCTGGCAATCAAATTGGTTGGAATTACACCTCTCAAGGCCCGCTTCAATTTGGTGGCTCTATTAGTCAAAGCAATTGGACATTTACAAAATACACATATATTGCAGGGTTTGCTAACACAGAAATTGCGGTTGCTACGAATGTAGGCGCATCAACTTTAACAGTGGCTTACGGAACAGGTATTTTGCCAGGCGAGCAATATCGTATTTTTGATGGTCAAAGAACTGAGCGTGTAACAGTAGCAAGCAATTATGTCTATGGATCAACCACGGTTCCTCTTGTTGCCCCTATGGTTTTTGCTCATGGTACAGATGCAACATTTAGCAATTTGCCAACTGTTTTAAAGCAAGCCTGTATTTTAATTACAACTGCATTTATCAAAATGCGCGGTGACGCTTCAACTACTATGGCTTACACAACCTCACCCGCAGGCAATGTTGCTGGCTCAATGCGCTATGGCAGTGACATAGCCGTTGCTTTAGACATGGTGAACAAGTACCGCAGGATTAGATAATGACGGCTGTACCTACACTTACTGGCCGCAATGCGGTACGCCAAACGCTTTCATTGTTTTTGGCTAATCCTAAAATTCAGAATGTTAATCAGGTTTTTACATCTTTTCCTAAGATCATCAATTACCAGGTAAACGCTGAACCAGGGCAAGCCACAAGAGCGGCAATTGTTGTTTACATTGCTGATGAGTTTGAAACCCGTTTAGCAATTGGTGGGGCAACTAATGGGTGGAAGCGTGTTGATTACACCGTAATTGTTCAAATTTTCTGCATTTCTTTTCACAGAGAGGCAGAAGATGTTATGACCGACTTTGACACAATCGTTGATAACATTAAAGAACGCTTGAGATCAGATCATAACTTTGGCGATCCAACAGGTAATTTAGTTTGGCAAGGTGCAGAGCCAGTTATTCAGGCCCGCTATGGGGAACCTAGCACTGAGAAAGAAGGCGTTACAGAAATCTTTGCTGAGATACAATTTCCTGTAACACAGATGATCCAAGCATAAGGAGCATGATGAAATACAAATACAACGGAACTGATGAACGCGTGTTCCCTAGCATTGGGAAAACTGTAAAACCTGGTGATGAGTTTGACGCACCTGAAGGATTTGTTGCCGCAAATGTAACAGTGGCAGGCGCAAAACCATCAGTTACAGAATCAACAGAACCAAAAGAACCAACAACAACTATGTCTGCCGCGTCAGACAAGAAACTAGGAGCGTAAAATAATGTCTGTTCAACAATCCGTACGCTCGTACTTAGGTATTGCCAAAGAAGCAACCCGCGGTACGGCAGTAGCACCAACCGATTTTATACCAGTAATGAAAGATGCTTTAAAACCAGTAGATATTGTAGATCCGCTCTATGACACAGGATTACGCGGCTCAAATGCATTAAATTACAACTACATTCCTGGCCGTACCCGTTCAACAGTAGATTTTGGTGGAGCAGTATTTGCAGACACCGTTGGATACGCCATTGCAGGCGTTCTAGGATCTGTTGCAACAACAGGAGCATCAGCACCATTTACCCACACAATTTCATTATTCAACAGCCTTACATCTAATGTAGATGTTCAACCTATCTCATACACATTAACTGACTTCTATGCAGTAGATGTGCGCTCATACCCTGGTTGCCAGTTCTCAGACTTCTCATTGAAGTTCAACGCAGATGGCATGCTTGAATATGATGCTAAATCAACTGGTTTCCAATCAGAGTTAGTGGCAGATCCAACACCTACATTCTCAACAGTTTTGCCAACCCCTGTATGGCGCGGCACTGTTTCAATTGGTGGATCAGCCGTATCAACAGCCATGAGTGGCAACATTGATATGACACGCCCTGCAACACCTATTTATGGAATCTCAAACACACAAGATCCATACCAGGTATTTCTAGGCCCACTAGAAGTAACAGGAAAAATTACTTTTGTTATGGAAGATGACTCACAGTTACTTAACTTCCTTAATAACTCACAGCCTGCACTTGTCTTTAACTGGGCTTATGGCGCTGGCGCTTCTGCGGTACAAATTCAAGCAACTCTTACTAAGGGCGCTTACACCACTGGTGTAATTGAACGCGGTGAAGATTTTGTACAGGTAACAGTGGACATTAACGCACAAGCAAACACAACTGATGATGGCGCTTCAGGCGGTTTTGCACCTATCAAATGGGTACTACAAAACGCTAAGCCATCAGGCACATACGCATAAACTAGATCAGAGCGGCGGTGTGGTTGAGGGCGATTGCCTTCCCGCTCTCCCACACCGCTTGCTCCTTTTAGGTATGATTTAGGAAGGCAAACTAATTAGGAGGCAATATGTCTAAAGAAGTAAAACTGCCATCAGGGGCAACGGTTGTATTAAAAGATCCATCAACATTACGCGTTAAAGATCGCAAGAATGTTATGCGTACGGCAGATAACGCCATAGGTGGAGATCTAACAAAAGCACTTGCATTAGGTGATGCTCTTGTTGCCATGCTTGTTGAGTCATGGTCATTTGATTTAATTCCGCCATCAATCAAAATGGAATCATTAGATGAATTAACAATGGCCGATTATGACGCTTTGGTTGAGCATACAAAAGATGCACAAAAATACCTGTTCCCTAATTTGGCTGAAACGCCTGAAACGGAGAAAGACCCAAAAGCGCCTGGCGGGAACTCCAACGCCTAAAATGGTTACTTCAGGGTAATGAAAGGCATGAGGCTTTTTCTTATCCTGATGAGCAATGGTATTACTATCAAATGGCAGAGCGGTTTGGTTGGACACCACAACAGGTAGATGACCTACCCGCACAAACGGCGGATTGGTTAATAGCGATTGCTAGAACTGTTGATGAAGTAAAAACAGAAGGGTTGCGAGAATAATGGCTGGCATTGTTATCAAAAACCTGACTGAAGTTCTCGCCGCTATAAATGGCTCCGCTGACAAAATTGCGCAAGGCGCGCAAATAGGAATCATGCGCGCTGGCCTTGCAGTAGAACGGCAAGCAAAATTAAACTTTCAAGGCACAAGAAGTTATGAAAAGCGTGTTAGCAAAAAAACTGGCAGACCTTACATAGTAACTAGCCCTAAAAAACATGTTGGCGGGTCAGGGCCTAACACTGTTACAGGCAATCTCAAGCGATCTATTAAAACTACTTTTGTAGTTGGTTTGGGAACCTATACCGCTGAAGTTGGGCCAACAATGATTTACGCCCGTCAGGTTGAAAAAGGCGGTGGCAACTGGCCATCAGGAGTAAAATATCCTTACTTAGAGCCTGCGGCTTTAATGCTATTAAAAAATGGCACATTGACAAGAATTTTTGCTACTGCCGTTAAAGAGAAAATGGGGAGTTAATCATGGCTGATCTAATCCCCCCAATGCTTATCAAACTACAAGCAGATGTAAGTGAATTAAAATCAGGGCTGGCTAATGCAGAAAATGCAATTAAAGGCGTAGATAAATCTGTACAACAAGCCTCAACAGGCATGACTAATTTTGCTACAAAAATCAAACAAATTGGCGCATCAATAGGTATTGCTTTTGCTGGCACTCAGGTTTTGCAATTTGGTAGAGATGTTATTGCTCAGGCAATGGAAGCAGAAGCCCAACAACAGCGCTTGTACCAATTGATGAGGGTTGGAACTGGCGCAACTGATGAGCAGATAGCCTCTCTTAACGCTCAGGCAGATGCCCTAGAAAGAGTAGGCGTAGTAACAGGTTCAAACATTACGCAGACGCAATCACAGTTGGCAACATTCAACTTGCAAACCGACACAATCAAAAGGCTTACTCCTGCAATTCTTGATTATGTAACAGCGGAAAAAGGCGCAAACGCAAGCGCTGATGAGTTTAAGCAAATGACTAACGGCCTAGCCCAGGCTCTTAACGGTAACTTTGGATCTCTTACCAGGGTGGGCTTTGTGCTTGATGATCACACAAAGAAACTTATTTCATCAGGTACAGAGGCAGAGCGATCTGCGGCAATTGTTGATGTTCTCAATTCAACTTACAAAGGCTTCAATGAAGAATTACGCAATACCCCTGCGGGTCAGATGCAAGCATTACGAAATGACTTTGACAAAATAAAAGAAGATTTAGGTAAAAAATTATTGCCTGCTTTATTAGCCGTTACTGGTTTCTTAACTGGCACACTCTTTCCTGCTTTACGAACAACAGGTAAATTTTTTCAAGAAAACGCTAATGCAATTAAATTGTACTCTGCAATGGTTTTGACTTTAGTTGCCTCATTTTATGCTTACAGGGCCGCTTTAGTTGTAACTAAAGTTGCTCAACAGGGTTTTGTTGTCATGCAAACTATTATGAAAGGCGCAACACTAGCCTCAATTGCATCTACTAATGGGCTTGCCGCTTCTATGCTTTTGTTAAATGCGGCTATTCGCGCTAATCCAATTGGCTTAATTATCACAGGGGTTATTGCTTTAGGCGCGGCGTTTGTTTATGCCTGGAAAAATAGTGAAACATTTAGGGTTGTTGTAATTAAAGCCATGCAAGCGGTATTAAATTCTTTTGCTAAAGTTTCTGAATTTGCAGGTAAATTCTTTAGCATGTTAGGCAAGATCCCTGGCATGGGTTGGGCTAAATCAATAGGTAAAGGCCTTGATGATGTTTCTAACAAAATTACCGCAACAAGCAACAAACTTGCACTTTTACAAACTGGGGCTACGGGTATTGCCGCAAAACAAGATGCGGCGCTTGCAGGCCGTGGCCCTGGATCTACGGGCGGATCAGGCGGAGGC